TTTTTTGGAAAGTTTGAGGTGGGATTGGTTCGCGGGTACTATTCTACTATTTCGCGGTACTATACTTACTATAGTTAATACTTACTATACTTAATATATACTATCTCTTCTTTTTTTTAATATTATTAATATTATAATATTATACTATAGTAGTATATAGTATATAGTATATAGTATATAGTAAGTACTTAATATATTAATATACTAATAATATTATTACTGTCTCAACCGACATTTGAATTTATTCGATTTGACCTATATAAGTCAACACTTATTTTCATCTTGTTTCAAAATATAAAATAATAGTATATTCTACCCATGGAAACCAACCCCAGCATTGAAGTTTTAGATTTGGGCCCTGCCATAGACACGTTAAAGTCATTGGCCTGCAAGTTTCGGGAGTCTGGGGATTATATGTACATGATGGAGATACTGTTGTTAATTGATGAGATAGAGTCCCCGGTGTTGATAGAGTTGATTGAGCCGTGTAATCTCCAAGCGGAGGCTTAATTTGCACGTAAAGACCATTAGTGGTGTTGACTATCATTTATACGAGGACGAGTCAGAGTTCCGCAAACACCACAAAAAAGAAGAATTAAAGGGTGATTGGCGCGAGGCACAGGAGGGTGAGTGGGCTTTAAGCGATGATGGGCAGGTATTTAGCGTATTGAGGCGTGCTGTCATGTATAGTAATCAATATCATCAGGATACGGATTACATTCGTACATTACTTGGCACGGTGTTTGTAGTAGATGGGGCAAAGCTTTCTGGTGAGCCGGCGGCAGACATCTATACGTTTACCAAATACAAGACGAGTAAGTACATTTCTGCCCGCGAGAAGCTCTTTGCCAAGATGGTTGCCATGGGCCGGGACGCTACTGACGCCTATTTGACGGTATATAAGACGAAGAACCGGCGTTATGCGATAAACCGTTCTAAGATTTTATTAAGACAAAAGAGGATAAGAACATTGATTAACAAAGAAGTGGAAGAGTTGATGAGTGATTTAGGTATTACTAAGACCTATTTACTCGAAAACGCCAAATCAGTGGTGGATAAGGCAGGTGTGCGCGATGGAGATAAGCTTCGGGCGCTGGAGACATTAATGAAGATATCGGGATTATTGTCTACTGATAAGAAATCAGAGTCCATTGCACTCATACAGGAGTTCACTGGTTTTACTAAAGATAAACTTAAAGCCTTTGAGTCGGGTCTAATTGAAGAGAATGCGTCTCAATAGGAAGATATGGCAGTATCCTAAGCAAATACGCTGGGGTAGTGTGATTTATAAGATAAAGCTAAAGAGGGAAGAAAGAAATAATGGCACACGGCCACTCAGCAATAGATAATTTAATAGCTTTAACCGCCTTAAAGAAGTATCAAGAGGGTGGGGAGGTTTCTCAGTCAGGGGTTCCATCTCTAACAGATGCACCAATAAGTAGAACACAGAGGGTTCAAGACTTTCTAACTAAGATTACGGAAGGTGTTCCGCTCGTAGATTGGTTATACCATTCCCCAGAAGAAAGTTTTGATAAGAGTATAGGAAGTGGCGCGTCGTTCAGGTCTGCGTCAAACAAGTCTGATTTGAATCTGACGGGTGACGATGTGAAAGAATTGTGGAAACAAGCTGGGAAGCCGAGGGTGAAGACTCACAAGAAATCAGGTAAAATGAGTGGCGCTGGTTTTTTTAAGCCAAAAGGATACAAGTGGGATTTTGGGCAAAGGACTCCCGCTGCTTTATTTGACAAACTTCTGGGAAGTGATAAAATTTATATACCCGAAGGGTTTGGAGCTGATGTGGCTGTTAGTGAGTTGGCCCACTCTATGAGATTTAAAGACCCAAAAAGATATTCTAAGTATGACACAAGACGTGATTTATTGATGGGGAAGGGAACTGAGCACGCTGGGGGGTTTGACAAATCTTTATATGGAAGAGAGGGAACCGATGAATACCAGACCCATAAGGTAGTTGAACCAATGCTTAGAAAGTGGTTGATAGAGAACTATGGCAAAGATGAGGCTGCGTTAGATAAGTATTATGAAAAGCTATTTGGTGGGTAAGGTGTTGAATGCCCAATAAAGCAGCCAAGGCAAGAAAGCGTTTAAGGAAAACATTAACAATTGAAAACAAAAGACGTAAAAGAGGAATTATCAAGGCGAGAAAGATTGCCCGGAAAGAAAGGGAAGAATCAGAAGATAGAGACGTTTAGCGTTATCCCACCCCCGGAAGAGATGGCTCGACGGGATGAGATACTTGCTAAGTCATATCAAGACCTGTTATTCTTCGGAAGGGCCTTTCTACCCAAAGACTTCATGTATAAGAGTGCTTCGCCCTCTTGTCATTATACCGTATCTAAAAGACTTATCTCAACCAAACCCGGTGAGCGTATCTGTATTATACTTCCTAGGGGTTTCGGCAAGTCTATTCTATCCAAATCAGCTATCTTACATAAACTTTGCTTTGCTGGTGAGGACGACCAGAACTTTATTGCTTGGGTGTCGGAAGAACAGGGTCAGGCCATTGACCACTTGAAATATATGCGTTACCACCTTGAAACCAATAAGACCATTAAATACTACTTTGGTAACATGGATGGCGGTACTATGGGCAAAAGGTGGACGGAGAAAGATTTAGTGACCCCCAAGGGCGATAGAATCATAGCCAAAGGTACAAGCCAGCGTCTAAGGGGGCGTGCTGAGGTGGATGTGAGGTATACGGGTATCATCTTGGATGACTTTGAATCTGAATTAAATACAAAGACACCCGAAAGAAGGTCTGAGATTAAAAAGTGGGTTGTATCTACAATCTATCCTGCTTTAGAGGAGTCGCCCGGTAATGAGGGCTGGATATGGTTAGCGGGCACTATTGTTCATTATGATAGTTTCTTGCAGATGACATATGATGGATATAAGAAAGCCAAGAAGGATAGCCGCCCATATCCGTGGGATGTCTTCTTTCACCGTGCGGTAGAGGATGGAGAGGCCCTGTGGCCTGAACAATTCCCACTTGCTAAGTTAAAACATAAGAAACAAGAGTTTATTGAGGCTGGTTTAGTAAACAAGTATGCTCAGGAGTATATGAACGATGCTCGGGATATTTCCAACGCAGCCTTTAAGATAGATAGAATACAGCACTATAGCGGCGAGCGGAAGCTTATGAATGGTTTTAATTACCTTATGGAGGAGGATGAGGTCATTCCTATCAATATTTACCTCGGTGTTGACCTTGCAGCTACAGCTACCGCTACTTCAGACTTTCAGGTGATACTGGTTATGGGGATTGATTCAAGGAACAATCGTTATGTACTAGAATACTTTAGAGAAAGAATACCAACATTTGACGTGCCAGCTAAGATTATAGAGCTGGCTAAGAAATATAGCCCCGTAAAGCGGGTTACCATTGAGACCGTGGCAGCACAGGAGATGGTTAGGGATATGGTTACTCGTATGAGTGCCAACGAGAAAAGACTAATGCCGGGTATATTTAAGGGTGTTAAGCCACCGGGTAGGATAAAAAAGGAAGATAGGCTGGAAACAACACTTGGCCCTATCGTTAATTCTAAAAAGCTTTTCATACAAAGAAACATGACTGAGATAGTCGATGAGTTCTTTGAACACCCGAAACCTCGGAATGATGATATTATGGATGCTTTATACTATGCGGACTACTTTGCAAGGGCACCCAAGTCACAAGCCACAAGCAAAGAGGGTTTTGCAAACAGTAAACGCAAGGAGAGGCTGCTGCCCAGACTTAAAAAATACAACTGGATGACTGGTGCCAGAAATTAATTATTTAATTGTTGTGTCTATTGTCATTCTGTTCGTATATTCCGAAGGTGTTAAGTGCAACTTAACCAAACTGTTTATAAACATACTTAAAAAAGCTATTAATCCACATACCATATGGCTAAAAGAAAAAGCAGGTTCCCCAGTTACGGTTTAGTACGGGGGGCTTCTCACGCACAAGGCGGTGTTGCTGGCGTAGTTGCCGGCGAACAACCCGTTGAACTCGAAGGCGGCGAATGGATAGTACCCAAAGAAGCCGTTCCTGACTATTTACCCGTTTTAAAACAAATTACCAATGAAGGCCGTGCCATGCAGGAAATGCAGAATGGCAATTCGGCTATGGACGCATTGATAGCTTCCGCTTCTATGGAAAATGGCTTAACTCAACCCAAATCCCCCATGTATCAAGAAGGCGGGGTAGTTGATATATTAAAACAGGCTATGGCTAAATATGGACAGCCTGTTGATGAATCTTTATATACGCCTCAAGGTGGACGTTCTATGTTAGGTATAGCTAAGGAGTATGGTTTAACACCAGAATCGGTGGGCGTTGACACTCTTTCCTTCCGTAATCCTGCTAATTATATGTTTGAAATTACAGGTGAAACCCCAGAGGGTAAAAAAATTAAAGGGACAACGAGAGCCACCGGTGCCCTACCTTTAAAAATGGATGTTGGTGAAGCTATGGATGCTTATTACAAAGGTAATCCTGACCCGTTTGCCGGATTTGATGAGAGAATGGCTTTAGAAAGAAGTTTAAAAGATGTTGGTCGACCATCTAGAGAGGCTATAGAAAAGCAACGAATGATGGAAGCGCTTGGAATGAGCGAAAAAGAATATGATGATTTTCAAGCTATGAAGGCAAGATTAGGTAAAAGAAACTATAATACAGGCGGCCCAATTAATCAATATCAAGAGGGTGGGGAAGTTCCTAGTTTTGCAAGTAAAAAAGATTTTAGAAAGTTTTTAGATAAGCAATTTGCTCAAATGAGCGCTTCCCCAGAAGATTTCGATAGTAGCGATAAGTATTCTATGGCTCTTTATAGCACACCAGAGGATAGCGCAAGAGCTGTTTTAATGGATGTGGCATCTGATAAGTTTTGGAAAGATAATTATAATAGATTGCTTGCTAAAACAAAATATACGCCAGAGCGAAAAAGTATCTTTGGTACATATTCACCGAATAAGGATGAGATTGAAACAGCTAATAAACAATATTTTCTTAATAAAAAGTATGGTGATAAATTAGAAGATGCATTGAACATATATTCAACTAAACAATATCAGCAAGGTGGACAAACCTCTCTTAATGGCATAACAGAATTATTGTCAGAGGTAGGTTCAAGGGGTGTGCTTGGACAAATGCAGCCTCGCAAACAACAAGAGATTCGCAACCCTGAAGTATATGGCCCTCCAGTCCCCGCCGGTATAGATAGTGTACTTCAACAGTTAATGATGCGGGACGTTAATCAAAGCATTAATCCTTTTAGTGGTGACACTCTTGACTTTGAGGGAGATTCCTTACGGCTATTGGAGAGAATGAAAAAGTCCCATATGCCTACATATGGTCGTAAAAAGATGCAGCAGGGTGGCCCTGTCGGCGGTCAATTAGGAGAAGGACAGCCACTTGAGAGAAGGTCGTCCCCCTCTGAGCAATTAGCCCAGTTACAGGGGATGGAAGCAAGACCACAAAATTCCCTCATGGGTGCTGCTGGACAGGATGGTCGTATTCAAGCTATACCGCCTGATAAATATATTATAAAAGATGGCACTATGTCTACAAGAGAAATGGAAATACCTAAACTTTCTCCTGCTTACCTGCAATCATTTGGCTTAGAGACTCCACTTTCTAAAAGGCAAAATGATTTATTGCGGCACAGGGCACTATCTCCTGAAACAATAGGAATAAATCCACAAGTACAAAGCTTATTTGGGAAAGCTTTAATTCAACGATTAGCTAACGAGCCTTTATAGTGGTATTAGATAAAGACAAAAGAGCTGAATACAACCAAGATTTATACCGTCGCTGGCGTAATGCCCGTACCGATTGGGATACGGAAGCCAGATACGACATTGACTTCTATCATGGCAATCATTTTACCAGTGAAGAGGTAGATGAGCTACAATCTCGCAATCAAGCTGACGTCCCTATGGATAGGGTTGGCCCAGCTATTGAAAAATTTAAAGCAGTATTAACAGCCAGACCACCTGCGTTTACCATGACACCCAGAGAAGACTCTGATGTGAAAGTAGCATCTGTGTGGAGAACCATCATGGGATATGTTTGGGGGAACTCCAATGGAGACTGGCAGTTAAGACAGGCAATTCACGATTATGCCACTACCGGTATGGGTTACTTATATAGCTATATAGACCCGGAATCAGATTTCGGTAGGGGCGATGTCAAGTTCACTTATGTCAACCCATTCAGGGTATACGTCTCTCCGAATACTCGAAACAGGTGGTTTGATGATGCCGAAGGTGTTATCCTCTCTACAATCCTCACCGGTGAACAGGTCGTCAGCCTCTACCCAGAATTAGGCGAACAGGAAAATCCAGAAACAGGCGAAAAAGAAACGGGTATCATACAAGACCTTGAGACCTATATGGAAGAAGATTATCCCGGCGCAATGAACAACAACAGTAAGAAAGTCTTTACGCCAGCAGAAGCTCAGGATTTGGATTATTTTGAAAGACAGAAATACCAAATCTTAGAGAGATTCTATAAAGTTAAGGTTGATTTTTACCGTGTGATTGATATGCAGACTGGCGAAGAAGTTATCTTTAGCGATGAGGAGTATCAAGAATTTATAGAAAATAACAGAGAGCAGGTAGAGGCAAGTCAATACCAAGTTATACCAGTTAAACAAACGCGCGTTAAAGTGTGTGCTTCTATTGGTCAGGTTGTATTGTACGAATCAATATTAAATACCGACCATTATCCAGTTGTCCCTCTTCCAAATATTTTTACAGAGACCCCTTATCCAAAATCAGATGTGTCTCGTGCCAGACCAATGCAGCGCTTACTTAATAAACTTTGGTCGTTGGCTCTTTCCCACGCCCAAGCCTCGGGTGGATTAAAACTATTGGTACCTTTAGGAAGCGTGGAAGATTTAGGACAGTTAGAAAGAGATTGGGCTAACCCCAATGCGGTCATAGAAGTAGACTCCACACAGGGAGAGCCCCATTTCCCCGCACCCCAGCCATTAGCTGGAGAGTTCTATAAGCTGATTCAGCAGTGTGAGTTTTATATTGACTTTACTTTTGGCCTGCCAGAGATGATGCACGGTTTTGCAGAGAAGGCACCGGAGACAGTAAAGGGTACGGAGAGAATGATTGCCCTTGGAACTGAAAGACCCAAGTCTAAACTAAGAGATATTGAATTTAGTATTAATAGGCTGGGACAAGTGTTATATAATTTATCTAAAGGTCATTATACTTATAAAAAGATGTTCCGTTTAAATAGTGCCAATAACGACATGACCGAAGCGATGGTCAATTATTACGATGATAAGACAGGCGCCATCTTAGATATTAAAAAAGAACGACATAATTTAGGACAACACGACATACGCATTGAACCGGGTTCTACATTGCCAACTAATAAGTGGGCAGAGCTTGGTGTTTACATGGAAGCGTTTCAAATGGGTATCGTAGATAAGGTGGAAGTGTTGAAAAAGAACCCAGAAATATTTGATAAAGAAGCTATCCTACGCCGAACCGATGAGAAGAATCAACTCATGCAGCAGGTTCAGGCTATGGAAGAGCAAATAAAGAATTTGGAGGGAGACCTCCAGACTGCCCAAAGGGAGTCTGTGCACGATAGAAAACGGGTTGAGGTTGAGAAGTTTAAATCTCGACTCGCAGACGTTGCATCAGACGCCAAAGCTGACAGAAGAGTTCAGTTAAACAATCTACAAACAAAGGTGAAGCTCGAAGCGGAGAAATTAGCAAATGTGCGAGCAGATGCTAGTTCTACTCCAAAAGCTTAGAGACATCTAAAGGAGACATTATGGACAATACACAGACAGAGGCCCTACCCGTAGCTGACGGTTTAGTTGACGGTGGCCCAGATATAGTTGGAGAAGTAAGAACGGAAACGGATGGAGAATATGTAGAATCTCCCGAATCGCAAGAGACGGTTGATTTTTCAGCTCCAGAAGTTGAGGTACAGCAGGAAGTGATTCCAGAGAATGAGTGGGAAGTCGAAGCCCGCAAGTTCCAGTCAATGTATGACAGAACCCAAGCAGAGAATGAAAAGCTTAGAAGGCTTGAACCTCTTGGTGACTTGTTAGAATCAAGACCTGACCTCGTTGACGTCTTACAGAAAAACATAAATGGACAACCACAACAACAGCCGCAGCAAGAAGCCCAGCAAGGTTTACCTGCTGAGGATTTTAACCCTTGGGATGCTTACTATAATGCAGAATCACCCTCATTTAAATTCAGAGTGAACCAAGATGTTCAGATGATGAATAATGTGGTGAACAATGCGTTGGGTGAGCAGAAACGACAGATGACAGAGGAGATAACGTACAACAATACTGTGAATGAGTTGCGTAACACATATAAGTTTTCGGACAATGATGTTCAAGAGTTTATGGGTTTTGTTACACAGCCTAAAGAGCAGGTTGGCTTATCGAATCTGGTAAAGCTATATAGGGACGTTAATAAAAAAGGTAACGCCCCTGAAACGGCACAAGCGGTGAGAGCCGCTCAAAACCAGCCACGTACAGCTGGAGTCCTCCAAGGAGGTTCTCCAAGTTCTCCCAAATCTGAAGAAAATAAGGTATGGGATAACATTGTAAATGCTGGTAGTCGTAATAGCATACTTTAAACAATAAACTGAGGAAGGATATATAATATGGCAACATATAATAATCCCGGCCCGTTAAAGTTTGGTGACCCCGGTGCGGTAATTGACAGCGTAATACCATCAAGGCGACTATATAATTTCAGTGATAGAATTGCTGATTTAGCCCCTGATGAGTCTCCGTTTTTCGTTTACCTATCTAAGGTTGCTAAAGTTCCAACGGACGACCCGCAGTTCCGATGGTTAAAAGACCGTAATAAAATCCAAATGGCGGACAGAACATTTGCACTTGATGCATCTCATACTGTTGCAGCCGCAGGTAGCACAACAGCCTACACCGTTGATGACGGTGCAGGCGCAGCTCCTGATTGGATTATTAAAGGTATGGTATTTGCAGTTGGCGAAAAGGATTCATCAGACAACAAACCCGAGACAGTTATTGTCCGCGTTGAGTCTGCTCCTGTCGCTGGTAGCACTGAAACTACCTTTACTGGTCGTACAATTTCCGCAGCAACTGGCAGTACTACTGCTGTTGTTGATGGTGAAAAGTGTACAGTCATTGGAAGTGCATTTGAAGAGGGTTCAGGTTCCCCAGATTCTTGGTCTCGTGAATTAGAAAATGGTAATGGGTATTGTCAAATATTTAAGACAGCCTGTGAACTTACTAATACTGCAAGGGCTACGGTTTACCGCGGCTATGCTAGTGAGTGGGACAGAATTTGGAATTTGAAGCTTCGCGAACATAAGGTGGACATCGAAAGAGCAATGCTTTTTGGAAACTCCGCAAGTCAAAGTGGTATCAACTATACCGATGGTATTGTTGGTCACATTATCAAAAACTCACAGTCTCAGATTACTGGAGCTTCCGCTCAAGTATCATATACTGAGGATAAAGGTTATTTTACAACACGTACAGATGCTGAAACAACTTACGATGTTATTTTAAAAGACCTTGAAGTGATTTTTGACCCGGCTCGTGGTGGTAGTTCATCAAAGCTTGCGCTTTGTTCACTCCCTGTTATTTCATTCTTTAACAAGATGGCAAGCTCATCTACTTTCCTATCAAGTGCTTACTCTGCTGCGAATCCGATGATGTCGCAAGCGAGTGGTTCTTATGGGCATAAAGTAATGAAGGTTGAAACTATTCACGGTGATTTGACGTTAGTAAAAGAACCTCTATTCAGAGGCCATGCAGCGCCATATATGTGTTTAGTTGACCTTGATAACGTAGCTTACCGTCCATTAGTCGGCAATGGGGTAAATAGAGATACGCACATTCAAACGAATGTACAGTCAGCAGATGAAGATTTACGTAAAGACATGGTTCTTACCGAAGCAGGTCTTGAAGTTTCTCTTCCTGAAGCTCACGCTCTATTTAACTTTGAGTCTAATTAATAGGAGGTATGAATAATGAGAAGTGCTTTCTTAGAACAGAATAGTGGTGTAACTGCTGGATTCAAGAAAAAGGTAGAAAATGTTACCGTAGCTATAACATTAACTAATGACGATAGTGGAAAAGTATTTATGCTTGATTCCGCTGGTGGAGCTTATTCCGTCACACTTCCAACAGCTTTGGAAGATGGAGTATACTACAAATTCGTAGTTAGTGAAGAAACGCCAACTGGTGCTATTACAATAGCAGCTGGTAGCGCTATTGTTAGCTTGGTAATGAAGGATGCTGGAGGCAATGCTTCCAACTCAACCGCAGGTACTCAAGTTTCCAATCTTATAATTGGAACGAGTGCTGAAAAGGGCGATTATATTAATTTAATGGCTGCTGGAGGCGAGTGGGTTGGAGAGTGTTTATCTGGTATTGATAACGCTGTTACTACTTCATAACCCGAATAAATAAGGGTAAACAGATTTGGATTCTGTGGGGGCTTTCAATAAAAGTTAGCCCCCGAATATCCTAAAATTTAAAAAATTGGAGACAACATGGCTGTATATGGTAATGTAAAAGTAAAAGTATTCATTCACCCGGGTAACCCCGGTATTGAGACTGGGGATGTAGGAACAATGGCAAGAGATATAAAAGATTATGTTGACACATTAGATTCAACTAATAATAAAGTTTTATCTATTACGCATACTCAACTTGCTGGTGACAGAATACTAACTATGGTGGTTGGTGGGGCTTAATGTCCTGTCAGCACTGTAATAAAGACAACTCGGAGGGGTGGTTCTACTGTCGCAGTTGCGGTAAGAGGGCTAATAAACCTTTGTTTAGCCCTGCTATCATAATAAGAGAAGCGGGTTTTGCTACAGCTATTAGGAAAGACCAGATTGATTTTCAGGTAACGACTATGGGTGAGGACATAGAATCAAAAGGGGGCGAGATACGTGGGAACGTTTAAGGCTACGCTTAAAGTTGTAAAGAAATATAAATGTAATAGGAAACGATAATGGCTGGAATATTAAAAGTTAAAATACAAGAAGAGATTTTACTTGATAATCAGGACTATGGCTCTAAAAGAGTACTAGAAGTTGGGAGTATTGCGTCCATAGTAAAAAGAATTGTCAATATAGGAACTGACGAGATTGGATTACTTGGATTTGGAGCAGCTTATAATACTGAATTATCTAAAACATATCTAGCAGGTCAATTCGATGAGGATGATGTTAGATATATAAGAATTACAAATTTAGATAGTACTAATCATATTGCATTGGTATTAAAAAATGAAAACAATGATGAGTTTGGTGTAAAAGTTGATAAGGGATGTTCTTTTTTATACTGTGCTGATTTATCGGGTGGAGTAAAAGATACTATGGATTCTGCTGATGCCGCTGGGATAACTCCTGATTCATTTGGTGATTTAGTTGACATAACTTGTGCTGCTAATACATCTGCTTGCGATGTTGAAGTCTTTGTAGCGAGTGTATAATGGCGACTTTTGAAGCTCAGGTAGAAGGTTTAACAAGCATTTCAATAGATGGTAGCAGTGCTCCAACTCAAACCGAGTTAACTCAATTTCTTACCGATGGGGCTAAGGAAATTATTAATGTATTGCCTCCCAATCTGGTAGATTTATGTTCATCCTCGCAGTCTTTCACCTCTGGTACTGCAGATACATTGAATACTGGTAAAGTTCTTCGTGTATTTAGAAGTGATGGTGATATTAAACAGCCGTGTAGAAGAGTTAATGCCATGCAGAAGGGACGTTTTTCAGATGGTGAGGATATGAACTATGCTACTGTTACAGACCCTGTTTATTATATAGAAAATAATAGTTTAGATGTACTGCCTGTTGGAGGCTCTGCTACTTATTCAGAAGTTCAATATCCATCTGTAGCCTATGGGGATTCGGCAATATCGGTATTCCCAGATGAAGCTGAATATTTAGTTCCATTATATGCAGCTGTTAAATCTCTGCAGAATGCCATGGGTAATAAGACCAGCGATTTACCAACTGATTTATCAATTACTGCTGTTCCTCCAGATGTACCGACAATAACGGCATCAACAGTTAGTTTTAGTACTACAGCCCCATCTTATGCTTCTCCTACTACAACTATTAGTGGTACAGGATGGTCAACTGCTTACCCTGATGAGTACACTGCTTTAAATACAGCTTTGGGGGCTATGACAACTGAGCTAAATAAGGTTGATAATATTCTTAGCACCGCAGAGGGGAAAGTAGATGATTATTATACTTCTATTGGAGACATTGATGATACTACACAGTTGTGGGATGATACGAATAAAAGATTTGCGGTTGTCAAAAATGCTTTGGATTATGCTGGAAACTTAATTGATGGGAATAAGCCTGATGCGGCTTATGATGTAGCACAGAATTTATTAGATGTAAACGCAGCCCTTGACGGGATGCAATCTCATTTAACCGATGGGGAGGCTATTCTTACAGACGACCCAACTTCAGGAGATATTGCTACAGCTTTGACGGCTATGAAAAACGCAATAGAAGCCGCTGAAGCTTCGTTTGACAAAATTGAACAAGATGCTACTGAGTCTGTTTTTGGAGATGAGGCTACATTTCTAACCGCAGATTCTCAGTTGACTAGAGTCAAAGATGCTTTAGATAAAGTTGAATTATTAATTGAAACGAACAAACCAGCTTCTGGATACGATGCACACGATTTGCTACAAGCGGAGGATATAGAATTACTTCAAGGAAACTTGAGTATTGTTGGTGTTGAATTGCAAAGAGCTCAAATGCATTTATCGGAATGGACTGCTATTGGCGATATGAGAGTAAAAGAAATTAACGCTTCTTTATCTGAGGCTCAGGCATATGGTAGTGAAATTCAAGCCAGATTATCTTATGCTAGTGCATATCAACAAGCATCGGCTGCGAGGGGTGCTGAAGGTGGTGCTCGAATTAATCAGTTAGGTGCAACTGTTAGTGTTGCTTCTCAAGAATTACAAAGAGCGAATGTAGCGATTGCTGAGATTAATACAATTATAGCATCATATCGTTTAGACATAGAGGGTGTTTCCCCATATTTACAGACAGCACAGGGGTATATAGGTCAAGCGTCTGGTTACGCCCAAGAAGTTCAGGCTTTATTATCGCAAACACCAGCAAAAGTTTCGGAATATCAAGCTAAAGTACAAGATGCTTTAAATGAGTTTAATGATGACAATGCCGAATATCAGGCACAGTTACAAATATCTATACAGAATGCTCAATTGGAGGATGCTGAAGAAGCTAAAAAACTTCAGAAGTATGGGTCTGAGTTACAACAGTATCAAGCTGAAGTAAATGCGGAAGTTCAGGAGTTTACAAACAATATTCAAAAACATACAGCAGATTATCAATGGTTAGATAGTCAATATCAGAAACTTTCAGCTGATTATCAGCGTGGGGTGCAAATGTTGACGAGTGGTGGGATATCTCCACCGAGACAATAGAAAATAATGAAAAGAAGTGGCTAACGAGAAAATAAAATACTCAAACGGATGTTCTCCGCAGGAACTTGATTCTACAAGTGCGAGATGGTATCAAGATAGTGATGTTGGTACGAAGCTTTCTGGTAGTGCTAATGTTTCAATGGGGGGTGGGACATTAACATACCAATCTTCAAAAGAGATTACAAGCGCGGAATCAGCTTTAAGTAGTAAAGATTTTGTTTTTGTTAGAAATATTAGCGGTGATGATGTGAAAATATCGCTTGATAACGGTTCTAATTATCTTGTTCTGTTATCAGCTGGTGAATCATTTGCGTCTGAATTAGATGCATCTGTAGCTGCTGTTGTTATTGGCACAGATGGAACGTCAACAGTAGAATATTTGAGTGGTACATAATGGCTCAAGATAGAAGAGTGATAATGAGAACAAGTGTACTTCCTACTGCTCGAACAGCATATGCAGCTGTGCCCGGCTCTTTAGAAGAATATGATATTTCTAAAGCTACATATAATAAGAATACTGTTAGCTCATCTATTGGCAGGCTTGGTGGGAATAGTACATTAACAGATATTACATCTGCTCAATGGGGAGATGGATGGTCTTCATTTATATCAGAGAGTGCTACTTGGAGTGCTAATTTAAGTAATTGGGAGGGAGCTGATGATACGTGGGATGGCATATTTACTATGTCAACTACTCAAACACAATTATCTTCTGATGGTAGCGATTTGCAATTCTGTTACATAAAGAATTTGGGGTCTACTGCAGTAATAATTTCATTAGATGCTAACTCTACTTATCCATTAAAACTATCAGGGGGAGCAAGTACAATGTTTAGAGGATATAGTTCAAATTTAAAAGTAAATGAAGTTTATGTTAAGACGGCAAGTGGGACTTCAACAATAGAATATTTAATAGCGAAATAATATGGCAGTTCACAGTATAACAGTAAAACAGATTTTGAGTCGCATTAGACAGGTTTTCCCAGATGTGCCTGAAACTTATGTGATGAACTTGATTAATGATGCACTGGTGGAGGCTGGTATGTACAACTCAAAGGTTGTGCACGCTAAAATGAGTACAGCGGCCAACCAGATGTGGTATGATTTAAAAGACGCTGCAAAAGATTCATCCAATAATGTATTGGAAGTAAATAAGATTTTTAGGGTTTATTTTATGGATAATGATGGTGATTATATATTGATACCGAGACTAATTGATAAAGATTTATTATTGACAGATGTGTCGAGTGAATCGGCATTACAAGCACCGGATAGCAGGTAATGGCTAGTAATATAAAATATCCAGAGAACTCGTGCCGCTGGTTTATTGATGGTGATTCATTTTGCCTGATTACTAATGTAGATAGTAGCGGAGGTGCGAACACAACCGCAAGAAAGAATTGGAAAGCGATACAGGAGGCAGTTACTGATGGTATCTTGCTATACTATTATGCAGAGCCTAATAATGTGTCTGCTTTAAGTGATGTCCCTGATATAGACAACTCCCTGCATTTAGCGTTGGTTGACTATGTAAAGAAATGTCTCTATATGGATAAGGCCGGTAAATCGGGCGACCCCAATGTATCAACAGTTTCAAGTAATATGTCTATGGCGCACAAGCAAAAGTGGGATGAAGCCATTAAGAGGTTCGGCATGAAAAAAAGAGATAAGACAGGTGGAATGAGAGCAATACTACCACCAGATTTAACATAATTAGGAAATAGATATGGCAGATGCACATAAATATCAAGCACACGAAGTATTAAACAGGGTTTTAAACGCCGGTGAAGACGGGCTTAACGTAGACCTTGCTGATTCCGTAACTGTAACTGTAGACAGCGAATTTCCCGCAGCAGCTGCGATTACAGATAATTTTGCTAATCCAACAACTACATCAGCTATGTCCATGCTTATGGGTTATGATGGTAGTGCATGGGATAGGGTAACAATAGGCGGTGGTACGGAGGCTGCTGCTTTAAGAGTTACAATAGCTAGTGATTCAACTGGCGTGGTAAGTGTAGATGATGGAGGAGGAGCTTTAACTGTAGATGGTACTGTAACAGCAAATCTTGGAACAACTGACAATGCGGTATTAGATGCTATCGCTGCATCATTAGCAGTATTAGGTGATTGGGATGATTCAAATTATGCAAATGTAAATGCTAATATAGCAGGTACCGATATTGTAGGAGGGGCTGGAGCTGTTGCTTCAGGTGTGCAGAGAGTTACTCTTGCATCAG